CCTTCGCATCTCTGTCCGCAGTGTAACACCCTATGGGTTTTCTGTTTTATGTTCGGGGGAACAAGGAAAAAATGAGTCACGCAAAACCAACAGAATTGAAACGGGCTTTGGGTAATCCAGGCAAACGAAAGTTGCCTGATAAGAACAAGGTGACACTCTTGCCACAGATTTCAAGCCAAGCTCCTGCGCATTTGACCAAGGCTCAACAGAGCAAGTGGACTGAGATTAGAACTCTTGCGCCATGGATCGCAGTGACTGATGAACCTTTGCTCACTTCGCTTGTTGAAAAGATGACGCGTCAAAAAGAACTTGCTGCTGAGTTAAAGAAAAGCACATTTGTCCTTTACACCGACAAAGGCTACGCCTACGCCAATCCTTTGTTCGGTATGCTCTCGACGATAGAGACAGAGATTTTCAAACTGCTTTGCCAACTAGGACTGACTCCTGTTGACCGAAGCAAAATGGGGGTTGCGGAAGTGAAAGCTCGAACGAAGTTAGAAGAGTTACTCTCGCAAAAGCGCGATGTCGCACAGTAGTTGGCCACCGCGCTGGCTAACGCCGGTGCCTGAGTCTGAACAAGACAAAGGCGATGGCGACATTTATGCCAAGTTCGCAGAAGCCGTCTGTCGAGTGACGAAAGATTCCGTCGCTTCTCCTGCCGGAAAACTTCTTGTGCTTCGTGATTGGCAGAAAGAATTATTGCGCCACGCTCTTGCTCGCCGTGATGATGGCAGATTTAGACATCGCACCGCCCTTGTCGGAATGGCACGCAAGAATGGCAAGTCGGCACTTGCAGCTTCAATGGGTCTTGCAGGCTTGACTATCGGTGGCAACGGTTCAGAAATTTATTCGTGCGCAGCAGATAGAGATCAAGCACGCATTGTCTTTGGAACTGCGAAGCGAATGATTGAACTTGATGAAGAACTTTCGTCAATGTTCACTCTGTATCGTGACGCGATTGAATACAAAGACAAGGCGAGTGTTTATCGTGTTCTATCGGCAGAGGCATATACAAAAGAAGGACTTAACCCTTCACCGCTTGTTATCTTTGACGAAGTTCACGCACAACCGTCGTGGGATTTATGGAACACGCTTTCCCTTGCCGGTGGCGCTCGTGCGGATTCTTTACTTTTCGGTATTACGACTGCGGGTGTTAAATCAAACGCGACGGGTCAAGACTCGCTCTGCTATTCGCTCTACCAATACGGGCAGAAAATAGTCAAGGGCGAAAATACTGATCCAACATTTTTCTTTGCTTGGTGGGAACCAACTGCCGTTGATGCCGACCACAGAAAACCTGAAGTGTGGGCAGAGGCTAATCCTGGTCTTGGCGACATCGTTGACATTCAAGATTTTGAGTCTGCGGTATTGCGCACTCCAGAAGCAGAGTTTCGCACGAAGCGATGCAATACATTTGTCTCAACAACTCAGGCATGGCTACCACAAGGATCGTGGGAAGCTCTTGTCTATGACGGCAGGCCGAACATTCCTGGCGAAGATGTTGTTCTTGCCTTTGACGGTTCATTCTCTAACGATTCTACTGCTTTGCTCGCGTGGTATCTCGGCGGTGAAAAACCACATTGCGCAGTTATCGGATTATGGGAGAAGCCTGACAATGCAGAACAAGGATGGTTCGTTCCTGTCGCAGAAGTTGAGCAGGCAATCATCAACACTGCACGCAATAATCGAATCAATGTCAGAGAAATTGTTTTCGATCCCGCACGATGGAACCGAACATTTATGGTTCTTGACGAAGAAGGATTGCCCGTGGTGGCATATCCCAACTCCGCAGAGCGAATGGTTCCTGCAACTCAGAAGTTCTACGAAGCAGTCGTCAATCAGTCATTCACTCACGACGGACACGAAGGACTCGCCCGTCATGTCGCCAACTGCGTCACCAAGCAATCAAGTCGCGGAGTGATGGTGGCAAAGGCATCAGCGCGTCGCAAAGTTGACGCCGCCGTTGCTGCCATTTTTGGCTATGACCGCGCAACGCAACCGCCACCGCCTAAGCAACCTGTGGCTCGTTTCTTTTCAATTCAAGTCTGAGAGGCAATATGAAAAAACTTGATGTGTCAGCACTTGTGGGATTTGGCGGTCTAGTAATAGCAACTGTCGGTCTTGCGATGGTGTCAGTGCCTCTTGCCTTGATTTGCTTGGGGTCGTTTCTAGTATGGATTACGGAGAAGGCTAACTGATGGGAATTTCAAAGCGCATTCGCATCGCTGAGTCAAAGCGACAGAACATGAACTCTCAATGGGTTGAACCACTTGTTCCTGGTCGCCCTGCCTTCATGTCGCCGTCAGGTGTTGATGTCACCGCAGATTCTGCAATCCGAATGTCAACTGTGTATGCCTGCGTTCGCCTTCTAGGTGACACGATTTCATCGCTTCCACTTGGCGCTTATGTTCGCCGTGGTCGCAACCGCATTGCCTACGCCGCAGTCTATGGTTCGCAACCTGAATGGATTAACCGCCCGAATCCTGAGACTTCTCGCCTTGAGTTCTTTGAGCAAGTTATCGCTTCACTCAACCTTCACGGCAACGCCTTTATTCTGACAGTGCGCGATGAGAACGATGAAGTCTTTGAACTTTATTGCTTGAATCCTGACGAAGTTCGCATTCGTCGTCTTCGCCCAAATGAGCCGATAGTTTATGAAATTACAATTCGTGAAGGTAGCGAAGCACGCACAGAGATTCTGACAAACCGCGAGATTCTGCATATTCCGATGTTCCGCCTGCCAGGATCACATTATGGATTAGGCCCTGTCTCTGCTGCGCGGTTGACAATTGGCGCTGCGATGGCGGCAGATACTTATGCTGCTGCTTACTTCGGCAACGCTGCAAACCCTGGTGGAGTCATTGAAGTTCCTGGTGAACTAACTCAAGAGCAGGCGCAAGATATTGGCCGCGATTGGAATATCACTCACACAGGTCCGTATCGCGCAGGCAAGATTGGCATTCTCTCCGGTGGAGCAGCTTTCAAGCCTTTGACTCTTAACGCTGCCGACGCCCAGCTCCTAGAAGCCCGCAGGTTCAATGTGGAGGACATCGCGAGATTATTCCGTGTTCCGGTGAGCCTGTTAGGTCATCCAGTCGCAGGTGCAATGTCGTTCGCTTCTGTTGAAGCGCAGAATCTTTCCTTTGTTCAGCACTCACTTCGCCCACTTCTTGAAAGATTAGAGCAGAGCCTTTCGGCTTTGTTGCCTGAATCAGATGGCTTCATCAAGTTCAACCTTGATGCTCTGCTTCGTGGCACAACTCTTGAGCGGTATGAGGCTTACACAAAAGGACTTCGTGAAGGTTTCTTGAGCTTGAACGATGTTCGCTCTGTGGAAGATTTGGCACCTATCGGAGAAGCAGGCGACCAATTCCGCGTTCCATTACAGAACATTGACGCTGCCGACGCCAAGGATGTCGGCTTGAATCTCCGCGCCGATATTGTGAGCAAGTTAGTTCAAGTTGGTTTTGATCCTGAAGAAGTCTTGAAGGCGGTTGAGATGGTTCCTATCGCACACACAGGCGTTCCAAGTTCACAACTACAACCGATTTCACAAATTGATCCAACCGATCCTTCTGCCGCTTACGATGTCCGCGACGCTCGCAACAACGCAACGACAATCAATGTGCCAGAACCTGTGGTCAATGTTGCAGCTCCAAATGTCAACATTGAACCTGCGATGGTAATGCTTGAATCTCCTGAAGTTCGCGTGGATGCTCCAACTGTCAATGTTGAAGCGCCAAAGGTAGAAGTCACAAATCAAATTGACCGACGCAAGGTGCGCAAGAAAGTTATTCGTGACGAAGTTGGTCGCATCGCAGAAGTTATTGAAGAATTCATTGAGGGAGACGAATAATGGCAACAGGATTGAGCGCCTATTTAGCAAACAAATTCCTTGATGCGGTTGGCAATGGCACCGCCTATTCCGCCGCCAATGTCTATATCAAACTCCACACGGGCGATCCAGGGGCGAATGGAACGGCCAATGCCGCAACTGAAACAACTCGCAAAGAAGTCACTTTTGCTTCTGCTTCAGCAGGTGCAATCGCTAGTGATGCCGCAGTTACATGGACAAACATTGCCGGTTCGGAAGACGCTACTTTTTTCACTGCTTGGGATAATCTTAGCGGTGGCAACTTCCTATTTAGTGGCAGCATTACAGGCAATGCTTATATTGCAGGTGATACTTACACTATTCCAAGCGGGTCTTTGACTGCATCATTGACAGTCGCTTCTTAGAATGACATCGCAATTCCTTCTTGATTCAGGCGTTCTTGACACAGACCTTCTTGGGCCTGTTGTCATTGTTGAAGCAACTGCAACTCTTGGCGGTTTAACGCCAAGTGCAACTTCTCTAGTCACTGTTGAAGCAACTGCAAGCGCAACACTTGGAACACTCTCGGCAACTGCGAGAGCTGCTGAGACTATCTCGGCAAGTGCGGTGGCAACTCTCGGCGCACTTGAAGCAACTGCTAACACGCAACCTGTCACACCGACAGAAGGAGTTAGTGGTGGTGGATCAAACTTTGTTCAACCTTATTTCCCGCCAAAACCTGAGAAGCAAGTTGTTGAAGTTTCAACGATAATTGCAGGCGCCCAAAGCGCATTGGGAAGTGTCAACGCAGAAGCGATGGCGCAGATTATCTTCTCAATACTTGAAGACGATGCAGAAGTTCTGCTTCTAATCTAGGAGAAGCGATGCCATATTACATTTCAGACAAGCAAAGCGATTGCCAAGGATGGGCA